CATAGCCTTACCTACGGCAGTCGCTGCAGCGGTGAGGTCGATGCCCTTGCGTCGAGCGAGGTCTGCGACGAGCGGCGTGAGGTTCTTGATCTGATCGCCGGTCAACTTAAACAGCGCGAGATTTGCCTGCGCCGCGTTGATCTCGTCATCGTCGTAGGCGATTTTGGTCGATAGCGTTTTGTTGTATTCCATCAACGCTTGCACGTTGTAGCCCATGAGCTGCGGCTGCTTGGCAAAGGCGTCGGTGAGTCTCTGCTGCGATTGCAATGCGTCGCCGTACGCCTTAACTGAGGCCATGCCAAACGCGCCTACGGCGGCGACAGATAGACCGACGCCGATACCGCCGAGGGCGTTGCTGAAGGACTTGGACGCGCTCTGGCCCTTGGCCATGTCTTTGTTGAACTTGTCGAAAGTCTTGGAGAACTTGTCGAGCATGACTAGGCCGACCACTAGGTCAGTCTTCGACGACGCCATACTCGCCTCCCATTCTTAGTCGTGCGCTCGCGTATTCGCGGTAGCGGTAAAACTTTTGCAACGGCCAGAGCCGCACGTCGTCCTCGTGTACGCCGAACAGGTGCGCAAAGGCCGGACCCCAGCGGTCGACCTCGTCGGCCAGAGTTACGCGGCCGGGGCTGCCTCCTGCTCGGGCCCAGTAGGGCCCTCATCATCGGTCACTCCGAGGTCGGCGGGCGTTGTCGCTGCGCCGTCGTCTTCGTCGACGACTTCGTACGCCATTGCGACCATGTCGAAATCGAGCGTCGCGAAGTCAGGCGCACGACCTGCACGCGATAGCGCGAGCCAGTAGGCAAACTTCACGGCACGCGCTCGGCCTTTGATAAAATTGGCGCCCCACTCGGGAACAGTCCAGCCGGTGAGTCGTTCGCAGTCCTCGCCCTCGCTGACCATCATTGAGTCGAGGTTGATGTCTAGGACGTCGTCGCCGAGCGTAAGCCTTACAGTTGCCATGTCATCCCCTTGCGTTGTTGTTGTTGTTAGAAACCGAAACCGCGAAAACCAAACTTTGCTTTCCATTCGCGTAGTTTGTTGTTGATTTTTGTGTAGAGATCGCCCTTAGCATCGTCGAAAACTTGGTCAAACCATTTTTCTGTAGTGTTTTGGTCGTACCAAGTCTCGCGATTACCCCAGGCCATATGACGCCAATGGCCCTTATTGGTCTGCCGCGCCATGTTTCGCAACGGATACGCTCGCGACCATGTCTGATTACCGACGCCGCCGTGAATACGTTCAAGCTGCGAGGACCGTAGTCGAATTTTGATGAGGTTAAACGGCGAACCATAAGCCTTGTTTTTTGACGGTCGTTCGCGAACTTCTAAGGCAATAGATTTTGCCATCGCTGACTTCAGTTCGCTCGGGACGTGCGGCAAGGTACTTGCCGCTACTGCCTGCTTCTTTTTGATTTGAGTTAGATCCTTGCGCAACTCCGAGCGAAATTGCTTTCGCAGTCCGTCGTCTGCTTTCTTCATCCCCTTCATGACGCGCAGCCAGTCGCGCATGTCGATCGTTACCTCTGATTGAGCCACGGGGCACGCTCCAGCGTTGGGGATGGGACGCGAGCGCGCCCCGTGGCCGTCTTCGGTATTACAGGGTGGAATCGCTTGAGATCGTTGTGATCGTTGGCAGGTTCGTGCCGTCGTAACGCCACACTGCCTTAAACGACTGCGAGAGTTCTTTCGTGCCGTCTACGCCTTGCGTTGAAGGGTCGAAGTACACCGACGGCAGTGTGATGCGGAAGGTCTCATTGGTCGCCGCCAATGTCGGGCCGACAAACTCCCACACGAGCGACGTCGATGTCGTGCCGTGCGCGAGGTCCTGAAACGTCGTCTTGTTCAGCCAGTCCGCAGTAATGTCCACGCTGATGTTTGCAAGGCCGTTGAGCACGGGCTCAGCCTTCAGACCTGACGCGCCTGCGGTGTAGTCCTCGGTATCGTGCGGGCGGTCAATCGTGATGCTGACCGAGCGCACACCTGAGACTGAAGATTCGCTGTTATAGGTGCCCAACTTCAGCGACATCTGCGAGAAGTGAAATACGTTGGCGCTGGCGTACGACACGCTGGCGAGCGTCTGCGTCGTGGTGAACGCGCGACCGTCGACGTCGAAAGATGCCGACAATACGCCGCCGGTGTCGCACGAAAACGACGCCTGAGCGACTTTGCCGCCGGTGAGCGTGTGCGGAAGTACGGTGCCCGAGCGGTACGGCGCGCCAAGCTGCGCGGTGACGCTCTTGCCGTAGGTGTCGCCGAGCGTGAAAACGGCCGTATACGCCGCGCCCGATGCCGACGGCGTGGTCGTGCCGCCCATGAGCGTATTGAGTAGCACGCCCATCTTTGTGCTCTGTACGTCCATGTCAATCTTGCCGGTGGCGGCCGTTGTAGTCTCGACAAATTGCGCGCCGATCGGGCCGTACGAGCCGGACTGGATACCCTCGCCCTGCTGACGGTTTGCGACCTTTTCAATCATGTAGGACTTCGCGCGCAGAAACTTAGTCGGCGCGACGTAGGTGCCGTAGGTAGATTCAGCGGATACGCCGAAACTAGAGCCGAGGCCTGAGCCAATAGCCATTATTACTCCTTGATCTCAGCCGCGGGCGCTACCGCTGCGGGCTTTGTGGTGGGGGTTGTTGAGGACGACCAGAGCGGCGTCTCGCCGGTCTCGCCGGTCTGCATGTAGTGAGAGGCCAGGAACGACTCGGAGACCTGCACGACGTCGCCGTCGCCAACCTTCTCGAGTCGTCCGGTGCCAAGGTCAACCCATAGGGTTTCGCCGGATACGTTGCGGTATTCGGTCGTCTTGTCTGCCATCGCTTCTCCTAGATAATTCCGGTGACGGTGATCGACCCGGTGATCTCAACGCCGATGCCGTCGGCGTTGCGCACTTGCCGGACTGACCCGGCGGAAACTTCAACGAATAGGACGCCGTCAATCCCGAGCGCGGGCGTTGCGCGCAACGTCGACTCAACGATGCCGAGAATCTCAACGGTTCGAGTTCGAGCTGTTGACATGTCGTCATCCCCGCGCACGCTTTGCACGACGTAGTCGATGCTCAGAGTCTCGTCGCGCTTTGCTGCGACGCCGGTGTCGTGATATTCCTGCGAGATCGTGCCCGCGGTGTCGTCGTCCTCGCCGCCACTCCATCCGATGTATACGGCCTCGTAGGGGTTGAAGCCAGGGGTAGGCGGCCCGTCGAAGACGTCGACCATGCCCGAGGCACCCCTCAGCGCGGTGATAATCGCGTCGGTGGCGACGGCGTAGCGAGTAATCACGCCATGCCCTGTACGCGAACGCTGGTCAAAAGTTCGGTAACGCGACGCGGCAGCGAGAACGACATTCCCATACCGCGATCGGCAAAGTCGTCGCCGCTGAGTGCGCTTCGCGCGCCCATTGCGCCGCGCTGCGTCTGCCACAAATGGCGCGTAGTTTCGAGCGCGGCCTGCTGAACGACCGGCGGCACGACGGCAGCGCCTGCGACGTACGTGACGACCAAATCTTCATAGTCGCCGGGGAAGAAGCCCCAGCGATAGCGCAGGCGGCCGGTCAGCAGATTCACGCGATAGTTCTGCGTTGATACTGCGACCTCGCGGGACACGACCGAGGTGATGGAAATGATGGGCGTCTTCGTCAGGTTCACGGCCTCGCCGCCAGCGTCGAATGTATCGACGACGGTGCGACGGCGCCAGTAGCGGTTGCAGTGGCCCTCAACTAGGTCGGCGGCGACCATGCCGAACGCCTTCAGCTCGTCGTCGTAGGTCGTCGTCGTGATGTTTAGGTGACGCTTGAGGTCGTCTAGTGAGACTAGCCCGGCGTCGCTCGCGTCGGTAACGTCGAACACGTCGCGGTAGGCATCCTTCACGGCCCCTGTCGCGGTCCACGCGACGACGTGGCGGCCTGCTTGTGCCGTTGTGTAGGTCGCGGTGTTCGTCGCCCCTGTAGTCGTTATAGACGGGCTGGCGGTGGTTCCGTCGGGCAGCGTGATCGACAGGGCGATCGTGCCGCCCGAAGCGGTAGCGGTCCACGACAGGGCGACGGCGTCGCCGAGTTCATAGGCCATGTGCGCTCCTAGTTTCGATGTTGGGGACGCTGCGGGCAGCATTAGCAAAGGCGGCGGTCTCGAGGACGGCTAGGCCGAGGCGGTTGAGTTTGCGGTCGTACTGCCGCACGAATTGGTCGAGGCCCGCGGCGTCAGCTAGGGCTCGCATCGTCAGCAGATCGCGCACGCTCGTCACGATGTCGCCGCCTTTTTTTGTTCTGCGAAGTGTTCGCCGGTAAGCCAATACGATTTGAGGTGCGGCAGCATCACGTCGGGGTTGACGTAGATGGGAAAGCCAGCGGCGCGCACGCGCTGACAAAAGACCATGTCTTCGGAATACCAGCGGCCGTTGGCGGGGCCGTCAAGGAACCAGCACCAGTCGCGCACGTCGGCGGCGGCGGCCTCGCGGATAGTCTCCAGCACGCTGCGGTGAATCATCAGGCAGCCGCCGCCTACTGCGTCGACCGGGATGAGGCGACCGGGCGGCCAATTGTGCAGCGCGTGATAGTCGACGCCGTTTTCGTCGAGTGAGAACGCAATGGGCACGGCCGTCGGGTATAGGTCGCCGGTCCTGAACGCGCCAAAGTACAGGCCAGACACGACAGGCGCTGAGGCGTCGTGCACGCTGTCGCAGAGTCGGTCGAAGTCTTGCGGCGTGAATTTGTGGTCGGTGTCGAGCATTAACAGCCAGGGCGCAGTGCTTACGCGTAGAAACGCCTCAACGACTTCATTGCGTTGTCGGCTTAGCAGGTGACCCTCGACACGGATGAGCGTGTCAATACGCTCGTGTCGCACGGTGGCAAGTTGAAACATATGGCAGGCGAAGTCGCCTTCAACCTGACCGCCGTCGATCCAACTAATCGCTACCTTGTCTTTTGTGCGCACGTTGTCCCCTAGTGCATTGCGGTGAGTATCTGGCAGACATTCCTACCGTCGTCGCAGCTTGTGGCCACGACGACGGCAGGAGATCGGTCAGACTTAGAACGTAGGTGTGACCAAGCCGGTACCAAGGATTTTTGAGTGTGCCGCGCCATATCTATCTGCCGTAAACGCAGAAAATCCGAATACGACGAGCAGAACGCCCAGTGATGCGGCCGAGGTCTGCTCGGCACGGATCATGAGCGGCGCCTGAGCATCTTCGAACAGGTGCAGTTCGGAGGTGTTCAGCACGAGGATCGTGTCCTGATTGGTCGCGCTGTTTGCGTTGGTCGGGATATTGCCGTCGGTGATGACGTTGATGCCTGCGATGGTGCCAGCGATCGGGACGTTGTAGTCCAGACCGTTGGCTGCGCCTGCCTGTAGAACGCCTGCACCCTGAACGCCAAACAGCGTCTGATTGGTGCTGACGTATGCGAGCAAGGACGCCCAACGACGAGGGTGCATTACGATCAGGTCAGGCGTCTTAAACGTCGCCGACTCTGCGGTCTGCACTGCGTTCAGGATCGCCGAGTACGCAAGCGCGCCGGTCGGTGAACCGCTCGTGTAAGTGATCGAGTTGACGTTGGTCGTCGACAAGATTCCGTAATACTCGCCGCTGGAGCCAGTACCATTAATTATTAAGCTGTCCAATTTAGTGTTATACGCGCTGACCAAATCGGCCACGATGATCGACTCAGTATTCCGGCCGCGTGCGATGGCTTGAGCCGAAACTGTCTGCTGTCCAGCAATGGTGATTACTGGCACGGTGAGGTCAGTCTCTGCGACGTTTGTCTCAGATACAGACGCGTTCTGCGAAGACTGAGCCGCAGCGGTTGAGCCCGTCGAAATAAGCGGGATCGTCGCGGTCATGCCTTCAGCAGGCAGCTGATGCTTATTGGCCATGTCGGCCAACTTGCGACCGGCGCGTGCCTTCGGCGCGTACAGGTCGACGAGGTACTGCGGCACAACGATCGCGCCGAGTGCACTGGTGCCAACGGCGCGAGACTCAACGCCTGGGCGCTCGGTGCGCTCTTCTTGCATGTGGCGGGCGAGACGGCCAGCGGCGTCAGCGTCGCCGAAGGAACGGCCCACGATGTCGGCGATGAATGATGCGTCCGCGCCGGGGTTGTAGGTGCGCTCCTCGCGGCCAACGCGGGCAACGCCTTCATAGGCGGGCTTCGCGGCCACTGCGGCGCGGTCCATCTTGTCGAGTTCTGCGATGCGGGCGTCGATCTCGTCAACGCGTGTGTTCATGGTGCGGGTCTCCGACAGTTCAACGTCGGTGAGATCGCGGGCCTCAGCCTCGACGGTCTCAATTACTCCACGGGCTGACGCAAGAATTGTCTCGCGCTCCGCGGAAAGTGTTTCGCGCAGGCTCATGCCTTAGTCCTCTCAATGCGCGGGGATGGGATCGCGGCGAGTGACCTAGGTGCGATGCGCGGCCTAGTCGGCGTCGTGCGTTGTTGTGCGTATTCAGTTAGCCCGCAGCGATTACGCGCGGGAGACTTTGCGGCGCAGCTCGTCAAGTGCGAGCGCGCGTAGGTTTGGACGATCAGACGCGGCACGCATCGGCGCGTACGCCTGCGGCTCAACGACCTGCGACTCATCGGGAGACAGGTCAACCGGCTGCGATTCGTTCATCATGTCGTCGGCGTCAGCAATGCCGAGCGCTTCTTGTATGTCTTCGAGTGCCGCGTCGGCTGCGCACAACAGCGCGTAAGCCTGCGCGATGATCGGGTCAGTGTCTCCGTACTGACCGAGCAAAGTCTCAGCTGCGTCGATGGCTGCGTCAACTGCTGCAATTTTGTCCGAGAGTACGTTCATGTCAGTGCCGTATAACATCGGCTCTCCAGTGTTGAGGGCGTCGCCGGCATTGCGTGCCTCGACGAGTTCTTTGTCGTCGGACTTCATGCCGATCGACGTGGCTTCGTACCAAGGGTAAGTAACCGCAGAAACGTCGACGAGTTTGACCTCGGTCAACTCGCGCACGCCTTCGGCGGTGTAGTTGTCGCGCACGGCCATAAAGGCAAACGACATTTGATCTAGGTCGCCGCGCTTGATCGCAGACACGAGCGACTGAACAGTTGGCGATGACATGTCCAGCGAGTCGATGTCCATGCGCAGGCCGACGCTGTCGACGCGTAGGCGCATCGTGCCGGACTTTGTACGCGCAAGCGGTAGCCCAGCGTGGTCGATGAGAAAGCGAACGTCAGCGCCGTCGGCGAGCGTCTTATTAAACGCAGTACGGCGTACGACTTCGCCGTGAGATTCAGAGTCGAAGACGGCGGCGTAACCGCTGAGGCCGACAACGCCGTCGGGGGTCTCGCGAATCTCCCACAGGCAGGAGGCGGAGCGCCTCTCTACGTCGTGCATATTGTCTCCTCTTGATTGTTCTTCGGCCCAACGCTGCGCGCGCCGCGATTCGGTGACGGGCCA